AACCTTAACAATAAAACACTACCAAAATGCTAATTGATTTAAACAAAACTTATTCCCATTTGGACAAAATACGTTCGGGAGAAATTAAAGAAGGATTAAAATTAGGTTTTCCTAAAATAGATGATTACCTAAGATTTAAACCCGGCAACTTTAACGTGGTTTTAGGACACGCTAACGTAGGAAAAACGACAGTCATTCTTTATATGATGTTGCTATACACTAAAAAGCATAACCTAAAGTGGCTTATATTCTCATCTGAGAACGAGCCACATAGTTTAATAAGGAAATTGGTTGAGTTCATTGAACAAAAACCTCTTAATAAAATATCAGATAAACAATACAAAGCACATTTATCTTATATTGATGATAATTTTAAAATAATTGATACTAACCAACTATACACTTATAGAAAATTAATTGAATTGGCACAATCAGTAAAAAATGCTTGGAATTATGACGGATTACTAATTGATCCTTATAATTCATTAATAAAAGATCCCGAAATTATGAAAGGAATTGGTGGACACGAATATGATTACCAAGCTACAACTGAAATGCGTTTATTTTGCAAAAAAAATATGATCACTATTTGGTTAAATACTCACGCAAATACCACAGCATTGCGAATAAAACACCCCATTGGGCACAATTATGTTGGACACCCGATCCCACCATTAGCGAGTGATGTTGAAGGTGGTGGTAAATTTGTAAACCGAGCAGATGATTTTATAGTAATACACCGATACACGCAACACCCGAGTGATTGGACTAAATCTATGATCCACGTTAGAAAGGTAAAAGAAGTTGAAACGGGTGGGCGACCAACCTCAATGGACGATCCAATAGAATTTACAAGTATACCAAACAATGTAGGATTTGAAATTGACGGGGAAAAATTACTTGATGCACCTATAAAAGAGGAATTTAAACCACTTATTTGATGAAAAATAAAAAACAAACCAACGAACAAAGGTTAAAAAGGTTGGAAAAAGCAATCGGAGAACTTTACATAATGATCCACCACTTAAATGAAGCAGTTAAATTAATAGATAAAAAAGATGAATTATAATGGTTATGCAATACAATGGGTTTGGATAAAAGGTTGGGCAGTTGGCTTTTTATATTATGATCACTATATGGAAGTTACGAATGGTAATATGGATATAGAGGAATATGACCCCGAAGATTATTACCAAGTCCTTGATTTTTGTTTCTTAATTTTTGCAATTAAAATAACTATTTGGTGAATGTTTTAGGCATAATAGCAACGCAACATAATAAGTGGATAAATATTGTTCGCAGTTTTGGTATGCACAATTATTCCGAAGATATAGTCCAAAATATGTATTTAAAAATCCATAAATGGAATGGTAAGTATGATGCTTCAATAATGTACAATGAAACAGAAATAAATGAATATTTTATTTTTAAGGTTTTGCGTAATTTGTTTTTAGATTATCACAGAAAAAAGAAAATTACCTATAATACGTTTTATGAGCCATCTATATCCGACATATCAAAATATATCTCAAAATATGAGTACGAGGAACAATTGAATTTAATAAAAACAGAAATAAGCAGTTGGCATTTATATGATCAAAAAATCTATGAGTTGATATTTTTAGAAAACAAATCAATGTTGGAACTTTCAAAACAAACGGGGATAGATTACTATTCAATTTATAGGCGAGTAAAAAGAATAAAACAAATATTAATATCTAAAATATGAAACTTGGAAATTTAGTTGAAACCATTACCACTTATACGGGCATAAAATGGTTGGTAAAAAAAATAACAAAAATTTATGGCATTGAGGATTGTGGTTGTGATCGTAGAAAGGAACAATGGAATGAAATTGAAATAAAAAGATTAGACAAATGGATAAAATAGACCAAAAAGATTGGCTTAAATTTAGAGCCAACACAAAAAGCAAAATATCTCAAATTGAGTATAATATGGTTTGCGAAATGCATTCCAAATATTTTAAGCATAAATTTTATAAACCTTGCACCTGCAACCCCAACACCATTAACCAATGGATTGCTCAATTAAATGATCTTTATGAAAATAACAACCACGAATAAATTTGAAAAAGCATTAATATGGTTTCTTAATTCGTTTGACGATTGGGATTTAAAATGGGTCGGTGATCAGAATTTATGTTATGATGCTATTGGAAAAACACCAAAAGGAAATAAGTGTGTAGTTGAAATGAAATTTAGGAAAAAATATTATGACACTAAACTTATTGAAAAGAAGAAATACGATAAACTTATGGAAATTGATGAAGATATAGTAAAAATATATTTTGTTAGTGATCCCAAAGGAACATATTACTTTTGGTTAAATGGTTTAGATGATTTAGAAATGCTGAACAAAAAAATGCCAAGCACTACATTTTGGAGGAAACACCAAATAGAAAAGGAAATTTATTTACTCAAAGAAGATTGGGCAAGTTTAATAAATAAAACCTAAAGTAACTTTATTAACTTTTGTTTATATGTAAGATAAGTGTTATATTTGATAAACATTAAATATTAAAATTATGAAATATCCTACCTTGTTTGAATTACTTAAATCTGATCCTTTATCAGTTTACAATGTGCAAAAGGAAAAATATCCTGCTATTGCAGAAAAATTGTATGACGTATTATCTAATAATCATTTTGTTGGTCAATTAACTTTAAATGATTGCACTAATATTTGTTCAATGTGCAATGTTTCTTATTTGTTTAATTATTCAACAATTCACGATTTGTTCCATACCTACAATATTGTAGATGATAAAGCAGTCATCAATGAATAAAAAAATAAATAATTTAAAAGACCTTGAATATTATGGCGCTTTTACTTATTGTGCAGAAATGGTGTTAAAATGGGAAAAAATGAAACCCGATAACCCCGAGATTAAAGAATTTGCCCGATCAATTGCTGTCGTTTTCTTTTATGTTAATGAAATACAAAACGATAGATTAATGTATGACAAGGCAATGAGTGAAATGCGATCTGATAAAAATAGAGCTGTGTTACGTTCTCGCAAATCAGAAGATAAAATAAAACAATTAGAAATAGAATTAAATAAATTAAAGTCAATTATAAACTTATGAGAACAATAAAACAATTACCAAGTGGTGTTTATGTTACTATTACGAAAGGACGAGTTAATGTGTACACGCAAGAAGAATTTAATAACCTTTATTCTCACAATGTATGGTGGAATAAAATCAAATCTAAATATTTTACAAAATGAAAAACATTTCTTTATTAGACGGAACAATTGAAAACCAAGCCAAACTTGAAAAATTGGCGATCAATGACGAATTTTATTATGGCAAACTTAATACGCAAGTTTTAAGCAGTTCATCAATCAAACTATTGGTTGATAGTCCTAAAAAATATTATTATGTAAACAAATATGGTGGATCAGAAACTCAAGGTATGCGAGACGGACGTTTATTGCATACTTTAATCCTTGAGCCCGAGAAATTTGACCAATTCCATTTTGTTGATGTAGTATCTAAAAATTCAAAAGCATATAAATTAGCTAAAGAGGAATATGGTACAGCCTACACCTCAAAGGAAAAATCTGATGCAGAACGACTTGCAGATGCTTTATTACGAAACGAGTGTGCTTTACAATATCTTAATGGTGCAAAATTTGAAGTTCCAAAAGTTGATGTGATACAAGGAATACCATTTCGTGGCAAAGCAGATATATTACGAAATAGTGGTGGTATTTGCGATATAAAAACCACAACCGATATAAAAGCCTTTAAATATAGTGCTAATAAATATGGGTACGATATTCAATGTTATATTTACTGCCAATTATTTGGTATTACTTATGATCAATTTACTTTCCTTGTCCTTGACAAAGGAAGCCTTGACATTGGGGAATTTAAATGTAGTGAGGAATTTTATTTACGAGGAAAACAAAAAACAGAATTAGGTATGCAAAGATATTCCGAATGGTTTATCGATGATGCCGACTTAGACAATTATTATATTACAGATACTTTATGAAAACATTAGACCAAATTGTTACAAAGCTAAATGCTTTAGCAGAACTTGACATATTAAATAATACTCGAAAGAGGGAATATATTGAAGCACGGGCAGTTTTTTGTGTTATTGCTTACAAATATGTAGGATTAACTTTAAGCCAAGTGGCACGATATTTTAAAGACAGAGGAAAAAGTAGTGATCACGCAACTATACTACACGCAGTAAAAAATTATGATATTTATTCGAGGTATAACCAAAAACTTAATTTATGGCTGTCTGATATTGTTTGCAATACAGATTTAAAGGTGGCTTCTAAAAAGCAAATTATGATCCATAAAATTACTCAAATGAATGAGAATAATATTGATTTGTTAGAAAAACCAATTGAAATAATTTACTCAAAAAATATAAAAGAAAACCAACAAACAGATGAAAACTAATAAAGTAAAAATTCACGAAATACGTGAGAACGAGAACAACCCAAGATTTATAAAGGATTTTAAATTTAAAAAATTAGTCAATAGCATAAAGGAGTTTCCTAAAATGCTTCAAATTAGACCAATTGTAGTAAACCAAGACAATGTTATACTTGGAGGAAATATGCGATACAAAGCAAGTGTTGAGGCAGGACTAAAAGAGATTTGGGTTACAAAAATAGAGGATTTAACCTTAGACGAACAAAGTCAATTTATAATAAAAGACAACGTGGGTTTTGGTCAATGGGATTGGGATTTACTTGCAAATAATTGGGACACAGATTTGCTTAATGATTGGGGATTAGAAGTTATGGCATTAGAGGAAAGTTTCGACGAGGGAGATTTTACAGAGGACGAAGAAACACCTACAACAGATGAAGTGATCATAAATTTATCTATGCCATATTACCAATATGAGAAAATGGAAAAAGACTTTCAAGAATTTATTAAAAAATATCCAAACGTAATATGCAAGATACAAAACTAAACGTATTAATATACCCAATGCTTTCGGTCGATGTTTTAAATGCTGATAGCAACTATATTATTATTAAGCAACTATGCAACGAATTACTAAAAACGGGCAAATACAATTTTTTCCTACTTGTTGATGCGAATAGAAAATATGTAAAAGACGATTTAAATTCATTGGTTAAAATTTTAAAGATACCAATGCCTAAATCCAAAAAGCACCAAGTTGTACATTTTAATAGTAATATCTTTAGACAAATATTTAAAAAATATTCCTTTGATATTATTTGGAACAATGTAGTCGAGCAAGGACACCATTTAAGGTATTTCCAAGATACTATTGTTGATGATTTTAGACCAAAAGTATTTAATTACCACCATTATGTAATACACCGAAGTTTAGAACGGGTTACGAGTTATTTACCTTGTATGCATATTCTATATGATCAATTAGTTGGATCATTAGGTGCTGATATGAACTTCTTCCACACCAAATATTGTTATGATATGCTGATAGAGGAAGCAACTGATGTGCTAAATTCTGATAAAATTTCGTTATTAAAGGAAAAGAGCCAAATAAGTTTGGGTGGTTACTGCAATGAAATAGAACAAGGGCAAAAATATGAGAAATTTACCTTTATCTATAATCATAGGTTAGACGGGTACAAAAATTGGAAAGATACCTTTGCTATATTTGATCAGTTGCATAGTGAGGGATTAGATTTTCAAGTGATATTGACAGCAGGAGATAAGGATAATATTAATACGATAAATAAAAAACCTTATACGATAGTCAAATCATTTACTAAACACCAAGACTATTTAAAGGAATTGTCGAAATGCCATTCAAATGTAATTAATAGTAGGCACGAAACATTTTGTATTAGTATAGCAGAAAGTATTATGAATGATCAAGTAGTGGTAGTTCCAAATAGGTGTACCTTTCCCGAATTAGTTGGAGAGGATTATCCTTATTTATTTGACAATATGGAACAACAGATTGCGATTATGCGAAAACTAATAAAAGACGGAATAAAAGAATATAAGCATCATACTAAACCACAATTAAAATTATCAAATCACGCAGGGAATGTCCATAAGTATTTTACTCAATTAGGAATAAAGTCAAAACAGAACATATTTGACAGCATTAAGAAACAAGCGAGTAAGAATAAAATTGTTGAGTATTTGGAACACCACAAAGAAATTGATTTGACCAACTTTAAAAATTATGTATTTAAGTTAGGATATGCTTCACAAAGTTTTCCAAATGGCAAATTA